TAATTATAAAATGATTGTCAAGAGAGCTACTAATTGCAATTTAGGTGTTGGATTACAAGGTGGTGAATTATCATTAGAAGCATTTAATGATGCTATTACTGCAAGTGTTCCATTCAGATTATATGGCTCAGAATTTAATATGTTAGGTGGAAATGTCGGTATAAATACTGAATCGCCAAGTGCAAAGTTGGAGGTAAATGGTACTTCTAATTTTACTGATACAATATACATAGACCACGGTGGTTCTGATTATAGTCCTAATATTCAATTTATGGGTGGTACAAACACACCTGGTGTCAATACCTATGAAAACGCATTGATAGGTTATTATGATAATTCAGGAACTGGAACAATGTTGTTTGAAGGTAAACGAAGTGCAATGAATTACGCATTTAATGACTCAGATGAAGTATTATTCTATATGGCGTCATCTGGTGACTTCCACGCTCACCAAGATGTTGTAGCGTTCTCATCAGTAGCCGCTTCAGATAGAAGATTAAAAGATAATATCGAAACAATTCCAAACGCATTAGACAAAGTAATGAACTTACGAGGAGTTGAATTTGATTGGAATGTAGATTCTAAAAAAGGACAACACGATATTGGATTAATTGCACAAGAAGTTGAAGAAATAATTCCAGAAGTAGTTAAAGATAAACCAATGATAAAAAAAGAGTCAGATGGTAAAAATATATCTAAAGACGAAGGAACATACAAAACAATTAGTTATGATAAATTAGTAGGTCTTTTAGTAGAATCAACCAAAGAACAACAAAAACAAATAGAAGATTTAAAGAAAGAAATCGAGGAACTTAAAAAATAATGACACTACCAGCTTCAGGAGAAGTCAGTATGAGTATGATTAATACCGAGTTCGGTAGAACATCAAATACTGCAAATACAAGTTTATCAGATTTATCAGACGGAACCGTTGCAACAATCAATACCGCAAACGATTCAGCTAATAGACCTGATGGTTCTACACCGCATGCAATGTCTGAATTTTATTCTTACGACCACGATGCTGGTGTTAGTTGGGGTAGTTGGTCTGCTGGTCAATGGAATGTTGATGGAAATCAAGGTTCAGCAGATGAATATCTTGCTAGAAGTATTACTTTTAGTGGTGCAGATAACACAAATATAGACATATATTTTAGTGTTAATAGTGGAATTACAAGAGGTAATTTGTATGTTGGAATGTCTACATCAGCAACCCCATCAGACGCCTCAGCTACTAATCAAGTTTATGTTGGTTCTGGATACTTTGGTGCATCTTTCCCGATAAATGGAAGTGGAACTTTATATTTAAAATTTAAATATGATAAGAATAATGGTATAGATGAAACCAGTAATAGAAGTATTTATGTCAGACAAACAGGAACTGATTCTGCAGGACTTACAATGGTGGTTTCAACATTAATACCGTAGCCATAACGATTAAAAAATTTAGAAAATGGATATAAAGACTCAACTCACGAAATTTATTATCTACCAGAGTGGATAATAACCGAAGATGATACACCAGAAAAATATAGAAAACTATATGATGAGGTCTTGAAAAAAATCCAAAATAAAATTGAATAAAGAAAAACAAACTGATATTTATTAACATATGACTTGGATAGTAGTAAAACAATATTTTTTAACAGGTTCACAAGACCCTGAGTGGGCTACCAAACAACAATTTTGGAGTCAATTAAGTGGTTCTAGTGAAACTCAAACTTTTTCGTTTGACAACGAAACAGAAGCCTGGGAAAAAGCAGTTGAACTACAAAACAATGATAGTTCAGGTCGTAGATATAAAGCAGTTAAACTATAAAGGAGTTACAAAATGGCTGAAGAAACAAAACTAAAAAGTCAAATGAGTGATGGTGAAGCAGTAAAATTTTCTGAAGAAGAACTTCAATCATTACAAGAGTTACAAAATACTTATGCAGGTATTTCAACTCAGTTTGGTCAATTAAAAGTTAGTAAAATGAACTTAAGAAGACAATTAGATTCATTAGAACAATCAGAAGAAGCGTTAGAAAAAGCGTGGGACGATAATCGTCAAAAAGAAACTGAATTAGTTCAATCTCTAACTGAAAAATATGGCCCAGGTTCTTTAAATCCACAAACAGGTGAATACACACCAGTTAGTGCCGAAGAAACCGAAAACAACTAAAAAAATTAGTATCGTATAACACTTTTGAGATTATAAGCTGATATTTATTATTAGTTTTAATTTCAACCAATCGGAGAAAAATAATGGCAGAAAGAATCGTTAGCCCTGGTGTATTTACACGAGAAAAAGATTTATCTTTCTTACCACAAGGAATTTCTGAAATTGGAGCGGCGTTAATCGGGCCAACACAAAAAGGCCCAGCATTCACACCGACAATTATCAGTAGTTTTAGTGAGTTTGAAGAGATATTTGGAAGTCTTGACTCTCGTTTTTATGTCCCTTACACGGCTAAACAATACTTAAAATCTGCTGGTACAGTAACAATTGTTCGTGTTTTAGCAATTGGTGGTTATCAAGCCGATACGCTAACACTATTTGTTAGTGGTTCAACTGGTGATAATCCTTGGCAAGACAAGGTTTTATCAGTTTTAGCCCCTACAAGATTAGGTAGTTCAGCCGTATCTTTTACAGGTTCAGTCAGTACAGTTGGTATTGACGGAACAACACTTGGTAGTCATACGGGTTCAGTATTACACTTTACATCTTCAACTTCCGCTCAAAGTTTTGAAAAAACATTTTCATTTAATACAGGAAGTGATGACTACATAGATAAAGTTTTACCAAGTGACCCACAAAACAATACTTTACCAGTATATGTATACAAGAATTTTAAATCATTTCACGGTGATTTATTTTCAAAATTAACAGGTAGTTTTGTTTCCGCAACAAACGAAGTTCAAGGACTGAATTTATCAGACGGAGCAACTGGATTTAATGCAGACGGAACAACACCTGCTTGGACAGGTAATTCTGATTACCAGTATGCAAGAACACCTTACATACAATCACAGAACATTGGTGGTTCTAGGTTTAATTTATTTAGAGTTTACACTCGTTCACACGGAAGTAATGTAAATGAACACTTCAAAATCAACATCTTAAATGTAAAAGATGCTGGTAGTGTTGCTGGTTCTGATTACGGAACTTTTTCATTACAAGTGCGTTCAGTAAACTTTAGTAATGACCCTAATAGACCTGACAATGATTCAGTAATGGAACAATTTGATAATTTAACATTTGACCCAAGTGAAACTAATTATTTCGCAAGAGTAATTGGTGATAGATTTGTAGAAATAGATTCAAATGGTAAATTAACTTTTTATGGTGATTATCCAAACAAAAGTAAACACATTAGAGTAGGAGATTTTTCAGATTTAGAAACTTTCCCAACTACTGCAGTTCCTTTTGGATTTAACAAACTAAATGTTCCTTTTGGTTCAACAGATATTGCATCAACAAGAATAGTAACTGCATCATTTAAATCAAACCAAAGTTCATCAGTAGCAGACTTTGACCAAAATACTTTCTATGGATTTGATTTTAGTAATCTAAACAATAGAGAATATTTATCACCAATTCCAAAGGTGAGCACATTAACTGGTAATAATGTTACTATGTCATTGGAAAATATGTTAGGTTCTGACGGAGCTACAGCAGTAGCATCAACTTTCGCAGACCAAACAGAATTGATTACACTTTCTAATTCAGCTATTGAACAAAGAAAATTCTCAGTTCCTTTCCAATTTGGATTTGACGGACAAAATCCAGCAACTCATTATGCTGTTGGAACAGATATTGCAGGTTCAAACACACAAGGATTTAATTTAAACACATCAGCCGATAGTGGTTCTATTGTTTACAAGAGAGCTATTAACGCAGTAAGTAATCCTGACGAGTTTGATATCAATATGTTAGCTTTACCTGGTGTAATTCACGGAACACACACAAATGTTACTAATCACGCAATAAACAAAGTTGAAGATAGAGCGGATACTTTCTTTATTCTTGATTCAGCATTGTATGGTGATTCAGTAGATACCGTAACAAGTAATGTAAGTTCATTAGATTCTAACTTTGTAGCAACTTATTACCCGTGGGTTAAGATACTTGACGAAAACACAAACAGACCAACTTGGGTGCCACCTTCAGTTGTTTTACCTGGTGTCATTGCATTCAATGACGAGGTAGCTTTTGAATGGTTCGCTCCAGCAGGTCTAAATCGTGGTGGTTTAGCAGATGTTGTTGAAGCACAAACAAGACTAACTCATAGTGAAAGAGATAAGTTGTATGAAAATAGAGTTAACCCAATCGCTACTTTCCCTGGACAGGGTGTGGTAGTGTTTGGTCAAAAAACTCTTCAAGGAAAACCAAGTGCATTAGACAGAGTAAATGTAAGAAGATTGTTAATCGCGTTAAAGAAATTTATCGCATCAACTTCTCGTTTCTTAGTATTTGAACAGAACACAACAGCAACAAGAAATCGTTTCTTAAATGTTGTTAATCCTTTCTTAGAGGATGTTCAGTCAAATAGTGGTTTAAGTGCATTTAGAGTGGTTATGGATGATACAAATAACACTCCTGACGAAATCGACAGAAATCGTCTAATAGGACAGATATTTATTCAACCAACAAGAACAGCAGAGTTTATCGTATTAGACTTTGTAGTTCAACCAACAGGTGCAACATTCCCTGAATAATAGTTAACAAACTGAAGAAAACCCCACTTTTTAGTGGGGTTTTTTTTATTATAAAAACTTTCAAAAAACTTTCAAAACATAATCAAATATATTTAATCATTTTTTTCATTTCGTTATATTTATTATTGAATATAAAACACGGAGAAATTTATAATGGCTGAACTATTAGACCCATCAGAAATTATGTTTACACCTTTTGAACCTAAGACACAAAATAGGTTCATTATGTATATCGAAGGTATACCAGCCTTCACAATCAAAGCAATGAATAGACCTTCTATTCAGTTTGATGAAGTTGTCTTAGAACACATTAATGTTAAAAGATATGTGAAAGGTAAAGGTGCTTGGCAACCATTAGAAATTACTTTGTATGACCCAGTAGTTCCATCAGCCGCTCAAGGAGTGATGGAGTGGATTAGAGAACATCACGAATCAGTAACAGGTCGTCAAGGTTATTCTGACTTCTACAAAAAAGATATTACTTTTAATTTATTAGGACCAGTCGGAGACATTGTTGAAGAGTGGACTTTAAAAGGAACTTACATTGAAGCAGCTAACTTCGGAACATTGGATTATGCAACATCAGACCCAGTTGAAATT